CTCTTCTACTAGCATACTAATATACTTGTCATTCTTCGCATTGTCAAGACTATCGTACTTACGCATAAGTTTCATGCACACCTGTGTAAGTTCTGCACATTCTTCTGCTGTGATAGCCATCAACTGTTGAAAGTCATTGATGGGCGTTTCGAGATCTTGATTACTTACCATGTTCTTGTCTTTTTCTAAGATCGCAATAGTCAACAGTCCAGAGAGAGTATACTAATCCTGCTAGTAGACCGTATGAAATATTCATCCAAAAGTTATCACTAGTTATACTGGCTATACTAAAACTAAGTATTATATCTGCTGCAAGAATAGCAATCGCCCAATCATACCAACGTATCATACCTACCTCAATATAAAATATGTTTACCCATTATTTTGTCCATCCGTGGTGTTTAAAGATAATTTGTACACTCTTGGCTTGGAAGTAAGCATCTGCAAGAGCATTGTGTAGATTGGTCTGCATGTCTTTGCGAGGATCCTTAGGCATACGTTTGGTGATTGTTCTAGAATCATTAATCTGCCAAAACTGCCACGGAATAGGTTTGCCTACCATACGGTACATGTTTTCAAGAATAGTAATGTCAAAGCCATAGCCTTGGCCCCAAATCTCATCAACACCCACAACCCACCGATTAAGTTGTGACAATGCTTCTTCTACAGTAACAGCACCAGTCTGATCAAATGCTTCTTCCATAACAGCAGGATCTTGTCGACCCCACCATTCAATAGTGCTGTCGCTTGTTGTGCGTCCAAGCCGGTCTTGATCATCTACAAGAATTTTAAGATACAGCTCTGAATGTGGTTCGGCGTCAGTAGTCGGGTCAAATTTAACTGCTCCAAGACTAAGAACAGTTGCGGTAGGAAACACGTCAAGGGTTTCCAAGTCAATCATGCCATGAATGGTCATCGTTTTCTATTCTCCTGTCCTATGCCTGAGATAATAAGGAACACATACAGTAAAGGCCAAGCCCACCCTGTCAAATATCCCGTTGTGTGTAGAATCATTAGTGCAATACCTGTAGCACCAGTTGTGCCTATACCGCTAGTTTGTGGTACTGGTAACTTCATGAGAACTCCTTGCTTTGCAGTATATTAGCATATCACAAGCAAGGAGTCAACGGTTTTTATTCTCTATTTTCTACAAAGTTAGCAAGTTGCGGAGGTTGCCAACCTTCTGGCTTGAGAACTTTTCCATCTTCGCGCTTACGAACTTTGCCTGTAGCAGAATCAATCTTAGCAAAGTTTGTACGCATCACTTCATTCCAAGCACCTTCTCCGTCAAAGCCTCCTGCACGAATAGCACCCATAGTAACAACAAGAATGTCAACAAGAGCATCCAGTTGTTCTACACGGTCATTTGCTTCAATGGCATCTTGCAGTTCGGTGTATTCTTCGTCAATAAGACCAAGATACATTTTGTAGTTTGCTTCACTAGGTGTTTGATCACATGCTGTATGAAACGTATCAATATCTTTAAATGGATTTGTCATTTTAAACTCTCATAAATGCTGACGGATCGATGGTTGCTGATTGGCCATCGCTATATTCTTTACCAATAACAACACCTTCTGGTTTGACGTCTGAATATGCCAATACACTTTCAGCTTCAACCATTCTAACTTCAATAGCACCTTCTGTGGGTGTTTCTAGTTTAACACCTCTAGTCCAACGACCATGTTCTACTAGGATCCAATCACCGATATTGTAATCATCGTTGTTGTCTGGACCTTTAGCATACACTCGGCCCCAGCGGGGATAAATGCCGCGTGTTTTACCATCATCTTCTGTAATGATAAGTCCGCTTTTAGTGCGTTGTTCTCCAAAATACATGTCAGAGACTAGTACACGATTGCCGATAGCCTTTAGACCATTTACTTTTAGAGCATCAAGATTAATTGCCATTATTCACCTTTTTGTACAAAGTTTCCGTTTGCGTCTTCGATCCAGTCGTCTTCTACCAGTTCTTTTTCTGCCGCAGTTAACGGTTCTTCGATTACTGCTTTTCTAGTAGTCCTACGAGCAACTGGCTTAGTTTCTACTACAGGCTGTTCTTCAACTTCCGCAGTTTTAGGTTTAGCTGTACCTGAATCAGGTCTAGCTTTGCCAGCTTGTGCATAATGCTCTTTTACAATGTCTTCACGTTTGCGAACAATCATGCCACCTGGGCCTAGTTCGTCGCCTCTAGCATTAACTTTAGCATTGCCAGCAGCAGGTGTAAGTTCGTTACGCTTGCGCAGTAGATCCATATCTACTACTTTTCCACGCATTGAACGATGTTGTTTCTTTCCTGGTGATACTTTAGACATATCAGTCTCCTTATAATATGCGTATATTTATCGTAAGAACTCGCGCCAATCAAGGCCATATTGAATTGAATCTATGCGATGTACACCAATCAAATATAGCACATAACTTGCCACACTTGAGCCTCGGCCCACACCCCACACAATACCATTCTCACGCATAAAGTCTACAAGATAGATCATATAGCGTAATAGATTTATCATACTGCGTTCTTCAAATGCTTTGAGTTCTTCGCAGACTCTATTCCATTCCGGTGTTTCTTGTATTTCGTATGCTTCAAAGATACCAGTTTTAGACATAAGTTTGGATATAATATACGCACCTACATCAAGGGTTTTATATTCGTCAGGCATGTACCATTCACTCTGACACACACTGTCAAACGTCTTTTGATCTACATCGATAGGAATATATTTTTGTAGTGTAGGAAGACCTTGGTCTTCCATAGCACTGTTAAACCGGTCAACATCATCGTTTGGATCGCAGAGAACTACGTGGCACTTGTCAATATTGCCACTGTATATCATATCTATTAGATCACGGTTCGTGAAACGTGGAATACCTAAGTCGTCTGTTTTCATTAGCATAAGAACAGTTTAACTGATATTGATTAAACTGTCAAGATCATTTCCGCCATTTTGTTGATATTGCTCTCTTTGGCGTTGAGCTGACATAGCTCTTCTATGGTATAGTTCTTCTTTGTATATTTCTAATACACCAGATATTTGTGATCTTAATCCTGGATTTTGAGTTAGAAAATACTTGCGCTGGAGTTCCATAACCTTGGACTCCAGCTGTGTTTCTGTAAGATTTGATAGACTGTCTATCAACGGGTTTATCATGCAAATACGCCTAAATAGTTTGCATAAACAGTATTGCCTTGGTTCACTGTCCAAAATTCTACAATAACTGGATTGTCTCTATTAGTTACGCTATCTACAGTTAGTGAAGCAGGGAAGTTGCCGCTTTTCTTAAGAGTGCCGCCACCTTCTACAGTCAGTGTCACAGTATGAACAACACTAACATCTCCGTCTGCGGCTGTGCCTCTAAACTCTACAGTAATCTTAGCATAGCCGTCGCGATTGGGCCAATCGGATAGTGTAAAGTTAGCAGTGCCGGGTGTAGCATTACTGTTTAGATTTAGTGCAATCCTTTGATAATGACCGTTTAGAAAACTGATACTATCTCCTGCAATCTTTGTACCTGCATTGAAATACTGTTCTGTAGTCTGTGTTAGTGACGCATCGGCAATAGTAGTTCCATTAAAGTCGTTGGATGCATCTAATTTAGCAGTTGAGTTTTGTAGCTGTGTAACTTCGCTTGCTGCTGTAGCAAGACCTGTTTTTATAATACTAAAGTTATCGCGAAATCCCTGTGTGTCATTGTCTACACCAGCTACTGGATATGCTGCGTCAATAGTTTCGCTTACGATATTACTGGTCATTTGTTTTCCTTGTTATACACATATTTATCGCTATTATACGTTAAATTGATAATTTGCGAACAGTATAAACTGTTCCTGTTGAGAATTTTCTGTTCTTTTTATTATATATCTATCAATATCATAGTTTATGTTTTTTTGATCAAAGTCGCTATTTTTAATATTAGCCAGTATGTCTGCGCTGGTTCCAGGCTTACAGTAGCATACAGGTATCGCAGTCACATAGTCAAGTTCTTGGAAACCGTTTTGCGGAGTTCTCATCCACAGTGGCAAATAGTTTCTTTCTTTTTTACCTACAGTTTCTATGTTATCTCTCATATGCTCAATGCTGGATCTGTATCTCACATTGTCTTTAGTTTGACTAACTTTGATAGCATTAGTGTCAGCTTTGATAGTGTTAGGAGGATTTGGTCTTAGACGCTGCGGCTCACTGTCACTCTTTTCAAGTGCGACACTTACGTCACTAGTATCAAACAGTTCTAATTCAAAATCTGCGTTGTCTACATTAAGATCAAAACTACCATCTCTAGTTTCTATTACTAGTTCATCATTTTCAGCAAATATAAATCTCACATATCCGCCACGCCCGTACACAGGCAGTGCTTCATACCCTAAGCCCGTTTTGGTTTGATCATCCTTAGCAGCATACAACAAACTATCTGCTGTGATACGATTTTGTGTATTAATCTTAAAGGTACTAGCAGTTTTTCCTCTAGAACTTTGAGCGAAGTCTTTTACTTCTATATATACAACTTCATATACTGTTTCATTACTGCCTGGTTCTCTAGCAATAGCAGTTTTAAACTCTCCTAGACCGTACTGTTTTCTACGATGATTTTTAGCAGCCGCAGCTACAAAGTTACCTACAGTTTTAGCTTCTATGCCAGCATAGACCAGCATGTCAAGATTTTTTTGAATACCAAACGCAGGATCGCCTAGTCTATAAATCTTTGAAGGGTTGAATACGTCTGTGTTGCTTACAAAGTTTCTATACAATGTACGCTCTACGTCCTTGAGCATTGGTCTCATATAGATATCAGTGTACTGTACATCGTCAAGGTCTTCTACTTTTAATATAAACTCACGCTCTATAGCAGTGTATCCAAATCTATCTCTAGCTTCTGCGGTAAATCTATAGACTCTATCAAATGTAGTATCACTTGGGAATACACCGTCCCAACTTAAAGTTTTATTGTCGAATGTGGTAAGTCCTGCACCTTCATTGTCAGGAAACTGTCTAGCAAATCCTACTATTTCACCATCATATCTCAGTGTCATGCCATTAGGCAGTTTACCACTTTTTAGAGTATAGATCATTCTAGTATCAGGTACTGTGGTCTCTGCTTCTATTTTTAGTGTACTAACAAAGTTGGCATTGATAGTGCCTAGATCCACAGGTGTAATCCAACTGATATTTGTATCAATTTCACCTATCACACGTAAATCAAATGTTTTGATAGTACTAGGTATATCAACATCGTCGCTAGTAGCTAATACTAAAGTTTCACTAAAGAAATCGTTTCTAAACAGTGCTATGCCTACATTGCGACCTTGATTCAGTTGACGTGATAGATTTCTGTCAAACTGTATTCTGTCTTCGTTATCTCTTAGCAGTGATACACGTATTTCCCCACTATCGCCAGAAGTAAGGAAGAAACTTCTAATGTTAGATATCACACGACTTCTAGCAGTGCTAGGTATTTTTATACGCCAGCGTGTGCGTTCTATAACTTCTATGTATGCTACACCACCATATGCTGATTCTAATGCTTGTGTTGTAGCCGTTAGTCTATCACTTAGGCTTAGTTCCTCTAGAGTTTCGGCAACCTGTGTCCAATTAGCAGTTATAAAGTTTATTTGTATATTACCGTCTTCGTCTAGAACTAAATCACCGTCTATATCTAATTGTGGAGTAACATTGTGAGAAACAATGCATCTATAAATGAATCCATTCCCGCCTGATTCTGTAGTATATACAACGTAGTCGCCTACAAAGTAGTTTTCATTTACCTGTATATTTTGCGGCGAACTGCTAGGATAAATCTCGTTATTAAACGGATCTGTTTGTGATATTTCATATTCAATGTATGGAGTGATACTGTCTATGGTATAAGTTTCACTTTCTTCAAAGCGAAGTATACGTTTATTATATTTTTCTTTATCGGCTTCGTTTAGTCTTTGAACAAACATGTAGTCTTGGCCAGTAAGTGCAGTTCTGCTTAACAGTAAGCTGATATTAGGAGCAAGTGTTTGATCAAGAAATATAATGTCATAGTCAGCATTTCTACTGTCTACGTTGGTAACACGATATTGTCTGCGTCCTAACAGAATGTCTCTGCCAATCAGATCAAATAGATCCTGTACTCCGTCTATGTTTCCAGTAAGATCTACTTTAAATATTTTAAATGATGTTTTGCCTAACAGAGTGTCTTCGTAGAAGTTGGCAAATATCTCCACAATGTCTAGATCTGTAGTTATACGTGTGGCTCTAACTGTAAACTTGTAGTCTGTAGTAATAGCAGGTTGATAGGGAATATAACCCACTATTTCACCTGTTTGACTGTCTAGACTTAGACCGGGCGGCAGTTCGCTAGGTGATCCATCGTTGTTTACACTTTCTAGTGTAAAAGTTATTATACCCTCCAATGTAGGATTATCTATTACATCTAGATAAAGTGTAGTATAGTTGTTAGCACGTTTAAATCCTAAATCACTAGGTGTTAACCAAGTTGGTGTACGAACATTTGTAGCATCTGCTCTAAACACACCTGTACTAGATCTCATTACAGTGTTATCTGCTTTAAGATAATCATCACCTACCACATAAATTCTAAATTCTCTGCGTACAAAAGTGTCTCCGTCTGTAACTGTTACAGCAAAAGGATAATATCTGTTTAGCTTTCTAAAATTAATTGTTGGTTCGTTATAGTCATAATCTTGTGAGTCGTAAAAGAAGCTGGCAAAACCATTTGAACTAAGTGTTCCGTAGTCTGCCGGCAATCCACCGTAGGGCGCACTGTCATATCCGCCTGCTTGGAAACGTTTGTCTAGACTAAGCAGTGGCTCTACAACACCAAATAATCTGCCATCTTCTGTAAGTGTAATGCCTGGCGGAAGTTCCCCGTCAGCATTAGCTATGAAATATCTGAGACTGTCACCAGCAGGAAGGTCAGTGTCTGTAGCAATTAATTGGAAATCTATCAGTTCGTTATCTAGCACATAAAGTGTGTCATTTGGTCCTACAGGCAATAGTCCTGCATTAGTTTGCCATTGCGGGTCGTCTGGACCTGTTACTGCAATCTCTACAGTTCTGTCTTGGAATCTATCTTCGTGATACGCTCTTATAACTGCTGTAAAAGTTCTGTTGTAAGCAACTTCGTACACAGTACCAACAATTTTAGTGCCTTCTAACCTAGTACCAGTAGGTAACTCGCCGCTGATTAATTCTAGTTCTATCCCAGTTATGTTGTTTGCTAGCGGCAGATTCAGTTCAACTACACTTCTTTCTATCAGTGTAGTTAATCTTGAACCCGAACTTATGCTCCATAGGTTAGTGTCTACAATCATTCGTTATATTCCTTATACAACGTATTTATCGGAATATTAAATTGAACCTAGATCTACACTAAACGGAGCAGGACTTCCAAATGTTCCAAGGTTAATATCTACTGTAGCAGCCAGCAGTTCTATAATATTAGTAATGTTTAAGCTGATATTGCCTAGATCAATGTTATTAAAATAGTAAGCTGTAGCCGCAGGATCTACCCCGTTTACATTTCCAGTTAAATTTCCTACAAAACTACCTGTTGCAGTACCTAAATTTAAAATATTAAACCCTTGAGCGTCTAGATTTCCACCCAGTTGTGGTGTAGTATCTTCTACTATTTCTGATACATAATCATTAGTAATTGTAAGTGTATTACCTGTAATACTGGTAGTAATTCCGTCGCCACCTGCTATAGAAATACTAGAACTAGTATCTAGTGTAACACTACCCGTGTCTGCACTTACTGTAATATCAGTTACAACATTCGAAGCATTGATTATGATTTTTTCATTGTCAGCAGACAGTGTGATATTATCGCCACCTGCTATCTTTTTAAACTGTAGATCATAATTTACACGATTAAAGAATATGCCTTGCCCTATGTTTCCTAAGTTACTGGCAGTGGTCTGTTCATCGTCTCGTAAATCTAATTCATCAAAATTCTGATTTATTTTGATAAAGGCTTCGCGTAAATCGTCGCCAGTACCGTCGTTAGCTATCTGTCCTACATTGATTAACTGTATTGCCATTTTATAATTTACCTTCTATTAATACAACGCATTCCATGCAACACCATCGTAGAATACTGGATAAGACACTGCGCCTGCTTTTGATGCTGGGTCCCAACTTACTCCGTCAGCTGCTACTATTGTACCTGCTACAGGAGATATAGGTTCTACATTAAGTGGAGTAAGAATCATAGCATCAGAGAACATTACATAGTTTAACGCATCAACCATTACACTGCTGTCATCTGCAAATACTGATCCTTTTATATCTGTAGAGAAAGCTGTGCCCTGATCAAATAAATCATTTAGTGCATCATCTAAATCGTTTGTTCTTAAAAACCCAAGATCGTCAGTAAATTCTGACAGAAATTGTGGAGCACCTTGCAGTGCAGCATAGCTAATAAAACCTGTAGCAGCATCAAAAACTTTAGATTCATTGTTGGCTAATAGGTCGCCCTTGAATTCTCGTGCTGTTACAGTTCGAAAACGCAGTAAATCTGAGCCTATATCAACGGTATTAGTTACAGTAGGTAATACTATATCGCCGACTTCTATGATCTCAACTTCTATGTTACCAATGTCGCTGAACGGACGGAATTCTAATCCAGTACCGTCTTCTTTAACTTTAACAAAATAGTTAGCTGCACCAGCAAATGTGTTAGGGGTATCAGTAAGATCAGCAAAACTTTGTGCAACCAAACGGTTTCCATTTACACGGATGTCTGCTGCATTTATAGTACCCAGTGCTGTAATGTCTTGCACATTAACTATTGAACTTTCTCTTAGGTTAAGATTGTCGCCACTAGGCAGTTCTTTTATTTTGTTGCCATCACCTGTGTCTAATACTAGTGGAAATCTATTTGCCATTCTCAAAAATCCTATTGTTATACATATTTATCGTATCTTACCAAGTATCACCACTCCAGGCCACACGCTTCCAGATGTTACTTGCACCGTTATATAACCCTGTACAATAATAGATGTATGTAGCATCAAACGCTACCCTTCCTGGAGAATCACCTGCTACTCCTATGCTTGTGGCAGGCACAGACTGATTTAGGAATATAACTTTTTCTGATATAATCTCTGTTAGTGTGCCGCCTTCGGGATTACCTATTGCAACACTGCCGGTGCTGTTGTATCCAATAAGGATAGTTCCGCTGTCTCTGATATCTACATAATTTCCACCGCCATCTATTACTAATGAGGGAGATCCGCCGTATTCTGTTTCTATGGTCATTCCGCCTGGGAATGTTATGCTGCCGTCAGAATCAAATGTCCAAGATTTAACTGAACTATCACCAGGATTGACTGCCAATATTAATTGAGCACCACCGCCTAATTGATAGTCACTGCTTTCGATAGTTATAGGGTATGATGTTTGAATTCCACCGGCAACGTAGAAACTCCAGTAACTGCCACTGTCAATCTTGTTGGTAATTGTCTGTGGTCCGCCGCCACTGCCACGGATGATCCATCCCGCTTGAACCTGATCTGTATCTGCGGTCTTGCTTAATGCGAATACGTTTGAGTTTTGACTTGTAGCACCAAGATAGTTTGAATTAACAGTGATCTGTGTGCCCACCGTGCCTAACGTATTGCCCTGTATAGTGTTGTCATCAAAAGTGACGTTGCCTGTGTCTGCTGTTCCGCCACCTGTGTAGGCAGTGGTCTGTACAGTACTGTCTGGGAATATTATGCTGCCGTCATCGCCAAATTGCCACTGGTACCCAGTTCCTTCAGTATCTGTATAGATATTAACAACACCTGAGGCTTCCACATTGAAGTTAGTTACACCGCCAACCTCTACATTACTACCGTCTGTACGGATCACAGCATCGTTAGGTAATGTTATGCTGCCGTCTGTGTTGAAAGTCCATTGTTTGATGGTGCTGCCACCATTTGCCATAATGGTCAAGTTTGTACGTGCTACCAGTTGAGCATCACCTTCGCCTTCTTCTATTTGGAAGTAAGCAGGATCGTCGCCTAGCTCAAAATACACATAACCGTTAGTTCCGATCCTTATGCCTTTACTTACATTGAAAGTGGTGTCGTAACTCTGTAGTATAACTGTGTCATTGTTGCTACGGATAACACCCTCGCCTGGTAAAGTTAAAACACCATTAGTTCCAAACAACCAATTTTTACTATCCAGTTGCGAATCAGTGGCTCTCAATGCCACTCCCCAATTGGCCTGACCTTCCAGGCCGATGAAATTATCCTCACCGGTAGCGAACCCTACCACGCTGCCAACACCTTCTATGTTTATAGTTCCCGGAACTGTCAGTGTGCCGCCTTCGAATATGTATTCGCCGGAGGCATTGCGTATGACCAAGGGACCGTCGTTGCTGTTGATAATAAAGTCGTTGGCTCTGGTTGTGATCTTGAAATCATTATCTACGTCTATGACATGTGAGAATTCTCTGGGCTCATAGTCCGCAGTGGTCAAGATCATAGGATAACTTAACGCGGTCTGATCTTCGGCAGTGACTAAGGATATGGCAAGACCGTAGGGGTTATTAGTTTCACCTGCTACAACTTCGGTTTCGGTGCCATCGTCCCACTCAAGTATTATAGTCTGTGTGGGCGAGTAACTAGGGAATCCACTAGCATAAAATTCAAATTCAGTGCCTAAGACTATTTCTGCCGCTAACGGTTCTCCCAGCAATACCCATGAAGTGTCACCTATCTGAGATTGAATATCACCAACTGGAATAGGAGTACCATTAATAATAGCCCACACTGATGTATTAGGGTCGATAGGTGCTCCAGTGACCGAAGCCACTTCCAGTATGATTTCACCGAAGTTTGTGGGATGATTGTAGGCTCTGGCAGTAGTAGATGTAGCAAACGCCTCTACTTGAAACAATGCTCGGACCTGTGCGTTTGATTCTAATAAGACTAATGTCTGGTATGGAGCAACTGCTCCACCAGTTGAGTTAGCATATGCGTCAGTGTCGAACATCAGCTGGTAGCCGACCTGTGCGACAGTTTCTGTCTTAAATGCTGTGGCCTGTAGTGTGTTGTCAGGGAACTGTAAGTAGGGCGATCCGAGGCTGGCGTCAAAGGACCATTCGTAGCGTGTGCTTGGATTTAATGAATCTGGAATGGAGAAGTTGATGGCATTTTGATCCATATCTCCACCAAGAGTTATACTGGCATCGTTAGGTAAAGTTAAACTACCATTAAAACCAAATGTCCAAGTGTTGGTAGCATTGAGGGTGTTTGTTATAAGTTGTATGCCGCTGTCGTCAGTCTGGCCATCATTTTGATTGAGTGTTATTTCTAATGTGCTGCCGGCTGTGAGCGTAATATCATCTGCCGCGATAAGATCGATGTCTCTGCCTGATCGTAAGTCAATATCATCATTGTCAGTGGCCATACCAAATCGGTCTTCTGTCACATCTAGACCTATGGTGTTGTTGTAGTCATAGGATATGATGATGTCTGTAAGACTGCCTACTACTGCGGTAGGGTCTTGATCTATAGTTAGTTCGTAGGTTAACGGATCAGAGTTAGTTTGAGATACTAAAGTTATATTGGCCACTACTGCCTGATCGTTAGGATTGAGATTGATCTGAACATTGCTGTAGTCCCAGATGAAATCAGTGCTTCCAACATTTAATTTAGTTTCTAGTCGCTCTAACAACTGTCTAAAATATAAGCCTAAGTTAGGACTAAATGTTACTGTTACTATGTGCGGTGTGCCCGCAGTGGCAGTAATAGTATAATCTCCATTGTCATTAAAAAATTCTCTATTAAAAGTTTTCTTGGCTATGAGCAGAGCAGATTGGTTTAGGCTGTTCAATCTCACACCAGCATCGGCTGAGCCTATTTGTAACAGGGTAGGATCTTCAGCATCAATTTGCTGTCCATTTGGCAGAGTTAATATACCAGTGTTACCATAGTTCCAAATATAACTACTGCTGTCGTCATTGTTGATGATAATATTAATATCGTTGTTGCTGGTTAGACTATCCGCTGAACCAGCACCTAATAAATTTCCGGTGTCAGTTAAATCACTAATGTCTGCGGGGATAGTAGGAACGCCGCTTAACACCGAGTAAGGAATACTAGCATTTACTCCGTCTACTAATAGTGTACTGTCGTCTGCGAATACGCTGCCTTGATAGTCTCTAGGAATGTCTGCCGCAGTAATAAAGTTTGATACATCTGGGATTGTAGGAGTATCTGTTAAATCGTTATAACTGCCCGATGTAGCCACGTTGGCGAATGCGGGCTTATTTGTTACGCTGTCCCAAGTTGTGGCACCGCCTGGAGTAGCTGCTACTTGCCCATCTATTATCAATGTACCATCGTCGGTTACACTTAACGGAATCCCATCGAAATAAACTGTATTTCCTGTAAGATATAAACTACGCCACTGCTGTGTAGGCGAACCGAGATCGTAGGCATTGTCTGCGGCAGGAACAATATCTCCGCTCATTATTAAATCAGATGTAATAGTTACATTTTGTGCAATAGTTATATCTGAACTGTCTGTGGTAGTAATAGTACTACCTTCAAACTCAAAAGCACCTAGCTCTGAAGCAGCGCCGGAATATAGCTCGTCAAAGTTTTCATTTATTTTACGGAACGCTGTGCGTAAAGGATCACCGTCTCCTTTGTTAGGCGTGGTTCCTAGATTAATTGTTTGTTTTGCCATGTGTTGGTTTTCCTTTGCCCACTTGTATTCTCAGTTTTCCTGCCGCAGCAACCACTTGACGCTGCTGCGGATTTTTTGTATCTGTGCTAGCTTTAGCACCTTGCTGCACTAAATCTTTTACATAAAGTTTGTTCATTAGTGCTTGCCTACCACTACTTCTATTACACCACGTTCTGTATTTAACTTATCTTCTAGAGCTTTACCTATCACAGTACCAACACTAGGTGTATTGTTAACCATAGCATAACCTGGAACTGCACTGGCTACCAACAGATCACCTTTAGATACCTTGCCTATAACCTTACATGGCACACGACCTTGCAGTGCTATTGCTGCTACATTCTCGCCTTTGAGATGACTGTTCATAAGGTGTGCTGGATTTGTACTTACAACACCAGCTACACGATGTGTATCTTTTTCTGTGCTTACAGTAACTTCTTCAGCACCACCAAACACTAGCACTGTTCCTGGTTCATAGATACCGTCTGCTAGATAGTTTTCTGCTAAGTCAGCGTAGTATGCTTCTGTAGCAGTACCACGGAAGGTAGTAGCATAAATGTTTGCATACTTAAACGAAGCAGTACCTATATCATATCTATTATTAATATCCGGTCTTGCACCTGTTGAACTAAACACAAATGGAGCAACACTTGAACTAGTTCCGCTGTCTGCTGTAACTATAGCAACCTGCCCTGCTGTTGTAACACCAGTTCCTGCACCTATTGCGATGCCAGTTGAAGCAGCTCCTCTTTCCCCCGGTGCTTCTATAAAGCTCGAGAATATCCAGTCAACTCCCAGTCTGCTTTCGCCTGCTAGTGTTGATGTACTTTGAAGTATACTCTGTGTAACTCCTGTGCCATCAATGTTTACGCTACCAGGTATTTGTACCGTAGGATAAGTAGGACTTGCTCCGCCACTACCGCCGACAGCTCTGAGTATTTCACCCTGTGCTGGTGTTTTAAATACCACAGTAGTAGTATCTAGTGCTAGTATTTCATAGTTACTGTCACCGCCTAGTATCAAACTGTTAGCTTGTATACTACCATTTGCTCTAGTTTTTACAATACTGTTTACTTCACCAGTTGTAGTAACATTACTAATACCGTAAGTACCCTCACCTGTTTTGATTAAAGCAAACCCAGGATCACTTACAGCAGATATAACAGTTCCTGCACCAAAGTCAACATCAGCGAGGCCGCCACCTTCTTGTATAACTGTACTGAATGGTATTTGATCAATATCGTTATCTGAACTATCTCCGCTCCAGTTACCTAAAACGTTTCCGTCTTGAATACGCTGTATTTTTCTTAACGGAAGTTGGCCATTGTCTATAGTAACCCATCCATTTGTTGTAGTAAACACCTGAGGATCAAATGCTGCTACACCTAAATCAGCTTGACTAATTGCAGTAGCATTTGCTCTAGTACCAGCACTGTTTAGGTTAAGTTTGCTTTGTGATATATTGGCGCTAGCTGATACATCTGAATTTACTATACTGTTTGTTTTGAGTTGGAAGTTTAGTGTTGTGTATCTGTCTGTAACTGCACTGCCTACAACAGTAACTTCTCTGTTGGTAGTGATAACAATGTCACTGGCCGGGTTAGCAACACCGTTTGCCCATTCATCTACAGGTCCGTCTACTACTAATCCTTCTGCACCACCTAGTACAGTCACAACATCAGGATCAGGCGATAGTCCTGCAGGTTTGCCGTCACTGAATTCACCAGTCAGTGGAGTATACGTTATTTCGACAATATTACCCTCTAGTCCTGTTGAAGTTTTAACATCAACTATCTGGCCAGTTGCTCCGGTAATACTACCTGTAATTGTTTGACCTCGTACAAAAGGTCCTCCAACTACGCTGCCTGCGCTAATGATTAGTTTTTTATAACCTGTAGCAACAATAAATTGTCCTTCGTCATACTGATTGTATTCTATACTGCGTAGATCTTGCAGTTCATCTAAACCAGCGGAAGCATTGTCGACATATGCTTTAGTTGCAGCATCTGAATCTGTAGCAGGTGCTCTTAGATTAGTGATAGTATTTCCTGCTGCATTTAAATCGTCAGTCATAGGTACTGATCCGTTAGGAGCAAGTACACCGGGTCCTATTTTATTAGCTACAGGATTACCGTTAGAGTCATAGCCTAAACGTCTATTAACATATCCACGCACAGCAAGTTCTGTAGGAACAGTGTCTGATGCGTTGTCAGTCATTGCGGTATCGGTTGAAAACTCAGTAACAACAACTCCACGTTTGAATCCTAAGCCATCAACATCTGACAGTGCAATACTTGCGCTAAATGTAACTGTACCAGTACCTTGATCAACGCTAAAGAAACGTCCCACACGGAAAACACCGTTTTGGTCCGTGCTTACATAGAACACACGACCCTTACCGCGCTCGTCTACTTCGTTGGCATCGTTCTTATCAGCAGGTTCACCAAAGATAACGTTTGGATAGTTACTAGCGTTAAATCCGCCTGTACCAATGTCTAAGAAGTCATGGCCAGTTGCACGGCATGTTGAAATATTAACTGTAACGTCACCTGTAGCACCTGCTTTTAAGCCAGCTCTGAGTGTAACAACTTCGCTGCCTAACACTACTGGACTTGCTAGACCTGTAGCAGTAGCAGGATAGTTAATTTCTTCTCCTACTTCTGCAATGTCTACGATTGCATATTCGTTATCTTCTGCGGCAGGAACTTCTGTTTCTACAGTAGCAATAGTTCTAACACCTCGATAGTTGAATACATAATGCTTCTTGCCCTGCCAAGTAATAATTGGCGGCGTTTTTAAAGTTTCAACAGTCCATCCTAGTGGTCTATTAGCCTCTGGTGTATTTGTGTTATTGTTAAGTCTAAATATCTCGTTGCTGTCGGCTACTGGTAACAGTGCAATTCTCACGTCTCCGGCAGTACCGCCTTTGGTTGTTCCGCTACCAGCAAGATCTGTTTCTTGAGCTTTAGAACTGTCAACAATAAGTCTAATATAATCGTAACCTGAATCAAATCCAGTTTGTAGTGTATCGTTAGGAAGTTCTGTACCAATACTGTTTGATGTTAAGAAACTGATACTTCTATAAACAAATCCTGGATTTTCGTCGAATATTACCGCAGTACTTGGACGTATAGTTAATATGTCAGGTCTAGCCAAATCTGAGATAATGTGTGTTTGGTTTCTTCTGTACTGTATTAAAATCCCAAACGGTACTGCTTCTAATAGTCCTGTATCAGAAAATTGTGCGTCGCTAGTTGAGAAGTTAAGTTTATAAACAGTTCCACTAAACATTGGCGTTGTATTTTCAATAAAAATAGTTCCGCTAGCAGATGCTTGTGTAATTATGCCTGCACCATCTGTACTGTCATCATCATCAATTTCATCTACTAAAATAGTACAATCATTTACGCCGTCTTGTCCTCCCAGTAATGCACCACTTACAACAAAAGAATCATTCCATCCATAGCCTGTGCCGCCATTTATAATATCTACACTATACCCGTCTGTAATGGTCTTTTTAATTCTAAATATAGCACCAGCATCTGAGCCAGTTGCATCAGGGCCACCTACAAAAGTGTATGCTATATCAGTGCCTACATTTTCGTAGCCGCCAACTATGTGGTCAATTACTTCAACATTAGCAACTTCATATCTAGCAAATGCAGGACGTAGAGGATGATAAATGTCAAATTCTGATCTGTTGCTAGGCGCATCCTTCATATCATACACATGTAGATACAGATTTTGTCTTGCATTTCCAAACCCTGTACTGTCTACTCTAACTGGAACACTGTTTGCTCCTAATGATGTAACAGTTGAGTCTCCAGTAATAGGTCCAGTAATGCTTATTTGATTAGTAGTATCAAACGCATTGGCTGTATTGGTTAAGTATACTACTATAGAACCAGTACCACCAGCATCGGCTTGACTGGTATTGGCACTAACAGTACCAGTTGCGCCGGTACTGGCTTGTGTAACAACGTCACCTGCTTGTAGTACAACCGGACCCGTTAGGTATAGTACAACATCTGCTGCAAATGTTTTAGCAGGCTGTGTCATATCTTCTACTAGCTGTATGCTGTCAGGAATTTCGTTTGGATCTGAGCCTTCAGCAACCAGTCCAAACTCGCCATAGCAACTTGAACCCGTTAGTGAACGAATTTCAGCGCCATTTTTTGCATAGTAAGATACATGGCAATAATATGTAAACATACTGACCATTTCTGATAACGCACCGTTTACTGCAACAAGACCATAACCTAGATCGTTAACTTGTGTAAAGTCGTTACCTAAGATACTTCTATTACCTGCGGTTTGTAGTGTGAGAGGAATAGGTGAGCTAAAATCATCAAGGTCAACACCAGTTGATAGCAAACTGGTAACTCCAGTAAATCCTTGACCTGCATTTGAACTAGGATCAAGTATAAGTTCGGCTGTACCAAAATCTGGATCATATTGTGTAACAGCGTTAACTTGGAAGCGTCTACCGTCTATATAGAACGCACATGGAGTTTGAGGACGTCTTATAAACAAACCTTGTCCCGGTAAACTTTGTATGCTTAGTCTAAACGGTGAACCGTCTACTCTGTCTGATACTTGTACTGCCGAGTTGCCTACAAAAGCATCTACAAATAAGCCGCCGCTGAACACTTGTCTATTTCTGGATCTAGAGAAGCTAGATCCAGTTTGAATATATGGCGACTTTGTAAGAACCTGTCCTTCAGGATCTAGTACCAACATAAATCCGCCATGTCCTTGAACTGTTAAATTACGTAGGATAGTAGCATCGTTCATCAAGAACGCATCCATTTCGTCATTGCGAAGCGGTGGGTTATAATCAACATTAAATGCAAATGCTACAGTATCAATCAAGTTTTGTAATACTGTTTGTGGTCCGTCAATTTCTCTCCAGTATTCGTTGATTTCACCTACGTTAAACACACTTCCAGAAATGTGTTCTTTTGTTGGAGTATAGTAACGATCAGTTCCGGCAAAATTAAATTTAACAACTGCGCCTAGTCTATAAGTAATGCCCGATTGCCAAACAGCCGGATCACCATCGCCATTAAAGTCATCAAAGCTAAAATCAGGTGATACTCCGTATAGTGTAACTGGAGCAAGACCTCTAATAATTCTTTTTGCAATAGTAGCAATATACTGTATACCTGCCACAGTCTCTACTTCGGTTCCTGTTTCTATAGCATCAGCGTAGTATTCGCCTTGTGCTTCTAGACTAAATTCATTACCTCCATTGCGAAGGTCTTTTACCAGTGCATCTACTGTTAGTCCAACATCTCTAGCAAACTTGGTTCTACTGTAAACACCTACAATAGCAGGGTATGTAGTTTCAACATAGTTTGCAACCTGTTCTTGTATAAATTCTCTGTTGTCAATCAGTGCAAGTGCTGCTGTTTCCCACTTGCCTATATTTTCATAGCCAGCACCTGTGTTACGTAGTTGGTCTGGTTTAAGTAGATAGTGATAGCCAAAATACCCATCGACGTTACCTGTTAATGGATTTACGTATTCTATACCATTTGGAACTTTAGTTACTCTAAGAACAACGTTTGCTGCACCACCTGCTCCTAAAAGAGAATCATCTATAGTTATCAGTTCATCTTTAACAAAGTTGGTGCCTGCACCAACAACTGTTATTGCACTTACTGCACCAGATCCGTTCACTGTAATTTCAAACTCTGCACCTGAACCTATACCAGTCGATGTAAAACTGTCAACAGTATAAGTTCCTGCTGTTCTAAGAGCATCAGCAGTTGACACAGCTTCTATAGTTTCAATTGAACTTTTACCAAGTATCAATCCGTCAAACTCAGCATCTCTATAGAAGAACGTATTAGCCCAGCGTGATTGCGATACACGCAGCTTTGGACGCACAATTACACGACGGAATTCATCGCCTTTGATAGACACGTTAGCAGGAACACGGATTGGATAATCTTCTTCATAGATTCCTGATTCTACACGTATAGTGATCTGTGTTTCGCGAACAACATTTCCATATTCCAGTTCTTCACCATTTTCAAACTCAAATGGTTCTAACAGTTGTACTTCAATTTCATCTGTAGTAGGTAAGCTAACTGCTCTAGGACCAGCTTCATACTTATAGTCAATAATACGACCAATTGCACCTGAGTTTTTACCACGCACAACTTTACCTGGAATAATATCAGTATTCTCCGGGTTAGCTTGATCGATAAATCCAAAGTTACCATTAGATACATTTAGTTTGTATGTAGTTTGACCGTCAACAATAGGTGGAGCATCTAGAACACCGTCGGCTATAACATCGAGCACAATATCAAACTTAGCACCAATTGCTTCGTCTGCAGAACTGTCAGGAACAATAAGAGGTTCAATATATTGTGCAACACGAGATTGATACAGTGTAGGTGGTGCTGTGTTTGTTAAGATGTACTGTACAACCAGTGTTTTAGCATATTCGATACCAGCAATTGTTTGTACACGCTGTGATCCAATAGCACGTTGCGCACTTACACTTGAATAATATCTTATACCTGACCAACGAGATAGATAGTTGGCGTTATTACCTAGTAATGCGTCTAAACTAACGCTGTCTAGAATATACTCAACATCTCGTTGACAGATTTCTTTGCTATAGCTGTCAGCAAAATCTGGGAACGTAGCGTCAATGTAGCCTGTAACTTCTTTGGCTACAAATTCTTTGTTAGCTAAAATCAGTGTCCTAGCATTTGTTCTACCAGCAATAGGACTAGTAATACCTGCTGTAGTAATCGTTGCTACACCTGCACCGTTGTTAAAGGTCATAGTCTGCTGATACGGACCTGGCTCAAATGGAGCAGCTTCGATTAGTTCTTCTGCTTTTCTAGCCGCAGCATTGATCGTACGGAAAGCATAACCTGGCGCACGACCTTCCTTACCGTCAGGAGTAAATGTTTGCAGATCACTACCGCTAGTGCTCACATAAAGATTAACTTGACTAGAAGACGCAGCATTGTCTACATAAAGTTTAGTAGCAGCTTGCAGATCATCTGGACCGTTAGGAAGACCAGTACCTGCTAGTTCGCCCGGATGGTCGAATAGGTTAAGAGCACCAGTCATGTTATCGCCTTGACGGCGAACAGCACTCTTTCTTGGTATAGCAACATTGCTTAACCAGTTGCCCGTTAGACTTGGATCATATGCAGCGTCAGTAATAGTAAATGTTCCCGATCCTCCACTTAGGAGTATACGACCAGTACTGTTAATAGCGTCTGATTCACTGTTGTAGAAAGATAGTGTATTATTATCTACAATACGGATATAAACTGAGCCTTCGTTGGTTACACCAAACGGCGCTGTTCCTGTGGTGCGGAAGATAAATTCAGCACCGTTAAATGCATCACTTAATCCGTGATTTGGAACAGTAAAGTTACCTAAACTAAGACCAGTTGCAGTTTTTGTATACTGTGATACTGTTGCTGGTTCGTCATCTAGACGTAAGCCGCCGCCTGCAACTTCTTTTTCTTGATAGCTTCTGTCAGCATAACTTTTATTAATAACAAGATCGCCAAGATCGTAGTTTGTACCATATACTGAGTTAAATGTGTCTACTGCACTTTGGCTAACTGTTACACCAGCAATTGGTTGTGTAGCTGCGTTTAACGGCCCGCCCAGTGTTGGTTCCGGGTCATTGCTAACTCTAGAAACTAACTGGCGAACAATCAGTTTTCCGTCTACACTAAAGTCAAAACCTATAGTATCAATAGATCCATTTAGAGCGTTATCTGAAGCAAGCTCAAGCAGATTAATACCGCTACCGTCGGACTTCACAGCGGGTACTTTGTTTTCGTTACCTTCATAGGTGTCCGGAGTATCGCTTAGGTCAGTAAAATTGATCTGGCCGCCAATACCAAAAACAGCATACAATTCTTGAAAGTTTTCGTTAACTTTACGGAAACTTTCGCGAATGCTATCGCCAGTGCCGTCATTACCTTCTACACCAATATCAACCTGTTGTCTTGCCATCTATTACTCCATTATTCCATAAAATGTGGAATTGTATCCATATCAAAATTTACACTAACTCCGCAGCCACAACTTGACTTTGCGTTAGGGTTTCTTATTTCAAAGTTTGAACCTACTAGACTTTTTATATAGTCAACTTCGGTTCCGATCAAAAACATAAGACTGTGTGCGCCAACTACAAAACGTCCAGCATGGTCTGTGTGAACTATTTCGTCGCCTGGTTCTAAATCTGAAGGGTGTACTACTGTACCCCAGTCATACTCAAAGCCTGCACAGCCGCCGCCACGTATGTTTAGACTGATTGCATAACAGTTGTTTTCTTTACACAGTAGGTCTATCTGGTGTTTGGCAGATTCTGTGAGAGTGCAAATGCTCATGATTTTACCTTTCCTTATTGATATTTATCGTATGATTTTATAATCTTAATGTAAATATATGTATGTTCATTCGAGAATATACAGAGCAAACACGGCACACTAGAACCAGCAAGTTGGGCGCGGCACACGAATATTTGAGATCTAAAACATTTGCAGTGTTTCGTTGCGACAGTTGCGATACAGAATTTTCTAGACCTAGAGGAAGCATGGATCCAAAGCGTCTAAGCAACAATTATTTTCATGTGTGTGAAAATTGCGATGCCAAACGCTTTGCCCAAAAAAAAGGTGTAGAACGCAAGCAGGTCTGGAATTTACATGCTAGTAGTAGTATACCTATTTCAAAGTTATAAATTTTTTTGCAAATAGTCTATAAATAAATTTCTAAAAGGAGAACCCAATGTTTTCATGGATTAAAAACTTATTCAGTAAAAAGACTGAACCTTTACTGCTAACTGATCCCATCAAACACGAAGATGAAGTTAAAGTAACTGAAAGTCTGCCTGAACCTACCCCTATTAAACCTAAAACAGAAAAGCCTAAAAAGAAAAAAGCACCAACTAAAAAAGTTGATGCTGTTGATTTTGATTTAATGAGTAAAACACAACTTCTTGCAGAAGCTAAAAGCCGTGGTGTAAAAGCCAATGCCAGTCTAAAGCGAGAAGAACTGTTAGAAAGACTTAAGACCTCGAATTAACTTGGTTAACAAGTTGCTCAATAGTACGTTCTTGACGAGCCTGCTTTCTCTCTAAAACAGTGAAAGCGGCTCGTGTTTTTTTGAGCTGTTCTTCTAAACTGCGAACATATTCAAGTGTAGGGATCTCTCGATTAGAACCGTCTTCAGCAACCATAGTAAAACGATCGACACCTTGCGCACGTAGCCCACCTGCTACACGGTTAGGGTTTTTGTTAGACTGCGATTGGGCTGGTTGCGAACTTCTGCCATACATCTTGTTTAGATAGGTCATTATTTTTCTCCGTAAAGTATTTATGTAGAGCAATACTAGCAAGATTTTTACATTTTGACTCTACCATAATATCAGCCCATTCCCAATGACTCTGTGCCCAGTCGTTAACAGCATCATTCCACATGTAATCGCTGTGCGCTCTTAGTTTGGCTTTTTTGTATCCTGTTCCCAATAATACTTGATAATCGGGTCGTAGTGTGCTAGCATGGCCCGATAGTACATCCTCACGGCTAACGCTGTAATGCATAGCAGGGCGCTCACCCCGCCAGCTATCAATAATAGTTCTAATACGGTCGTCTGATGGTTCAATGTATTCTCCTGTTTTCACCCAGTGGTGATGAATGTCTAGCACCAAAGCGAGATCGTCTGCAAGCTCAAGACTTGCTTCGAGTCCCCAGCTGTTTTCGTCGTTTTCGATAGTAATACAGTTTCTTGCTTCTGGCGAGAGGCGTTTAAGCGCACGTTTAATACCGGCTGGACCTTGGCGGCCTGAGATGTGGACGTTGCACTTAAAGTCTTGAAACTTGATGCCGTACCCCATCCACCTGATACAATCGACATGATACTCAAACTCCTCTATACTACGCTCAACAATGTCTGGGTTATCGCTAGCAAGCACAGTAAACTGACCAGGATGCATACTGACTCTAACATCAAGGCTACGTGCAAGCTCGCCAACCTTTGCGAAATTTCTTTCACAATAGCTAATTACATCAGGTTTACGCCAATAATAACTCCAAGTAGGCTCAGTGTAAACAGGAAGTACATCACTGCCCAATCGAACCATTCGTAGTTCATTTGGCAAACTTCCTACATAGTCAATCAAGTTGTAATATGATTGAATGTTATGTTCCATGATTTCCCAGAGACGCTGTTCTGCTACATCACGAGATTGACGATTAAGCCATTGTACTGTTGTTGAACGAGTATTTACTGGCCGTTGAATTTCCTCCAGCAGTTTTTTCTTCTGCGTTTGGTCAGGGTGCATATATTTGCAGGCAAAGCCGATACGTTTTTGTGTCATGTGTTAAGTATATACTCTTATTTCCAGTTGTCAACCACCCAAGGGTCTTTACAGTTGTGAGGATTAGGATCGCCGTGGAATACTGCTACATTTGTAGTGTCTTTGATTATAGGGTTGCCAGGAGTCAAAAAGTCTCGTTGTCCTCTAGGTTTGTTATCAACACGTGGTTTTCCCCTCATTTCCCACTTGTAACTTTGTATCCATTCATCAGGCCAGTATTCAAAATCGTTTTTGATACAGTGACGAATCCAATCTTGATCGCCAAAGTGACGTTTACTTATACCTTTAGGATCTTTTATAAAATCGTTGTACACATGGCTGTGTTGTCCTGTGTTTAATCTAAAAACTGAACTGTTAAACTTATCATAGTTTTTGATTGCATATCTATTGAAGTCTCTTATGATGCAAAATTTTTCAGGTTTGTAAGTAAAAAGACTGTCGATATTTCTAAAAATAACAATATCAAGATCAAGAAAAAGCAGTGTGCCTCTTAATCCGAGTTTAGGATTAAAAAACATAGGTTTGAACCACCATCCAGTAACTGGCAGACCGGGTAAAGGTTCTATTCGTATGTGTGGATCAATGCCTTTACTGTTTTCAGTAAAGCATACAAACTCATAGGTTATAGTAAGATTACGTTTGACCATGTTATAGAGTCTGTTTACATATTCTGCACTATACTTGTCGCCGTATTTCAGACAAACCACATAGTTTTTATTTGTAGATTGCTTATAGGCTTCTAAGTATCCTCTTACATAGTCAGTTCGCTCAACAGTAGAAAGGCTCTGTTTTTCTAGAGCCTTTCTTGCTTTTCTTTCATCCTTAGTTTCAGACCAAGTTTTCATTTAGCCTTCGTATATAGCACTGTTAGCATCGTGCTCAAATACTTCGGCACTCACTAGTCTTACACTGCCTTCTACTGGATAGCGACTGTGTTTGTTTTGTTTCATTTCTTCAAGAAGCTCTGTCATTTTGTCATAGCACATTTTAGCAAACATTTCACAGCCTACGCCTTCTGCAATACGTAGATCAACTATGCCTTGATTGTTATAGCCACCAGTAAGGTCATTTAGACGTTCAAATGTAGCACGTTCTGGATCATCTGCTGCGATAACCAGTGTGTGATCGAACATGTACTCTGTCCACTCTTTAAACATTTTAAGTCCGCCAAAGTCCATAACCCAGTTACGGCTGTCCAGTGTATCACTTTCAAAAATTAGTTTAATACCTATACTATAACCATGCAGCAAACTACAGTGCGAGTGTGTAGCACGCCATTGTCTAAAGCAGCAACTTAACCCACGATCGTTGCCATAAGTTTTTGTTGAATAAAATTTTGCCATCTCTAGTCTCCTTTGTAAGTAGCAAGTTTGATGACACGCAGAATATTTAGAGTGGGATGAGCGTCTTAGACCACTTCGTTGTATACTATACTATACTATATTACTTATCTTGTCAACTGCAACATTAGATTTTTTCCAACTATCAGGAATAACCCATTCATCTGTTTGACAGATTTTGAACTGTGTGTTAGGAAAACATTCAAACACTTTTGCTATCTGATATATCCAATACCTAGGATCAACTGCTCTAGCGTTACTGTTTTTATAGTTAATAGTATCTTTGTAAACGTTATTTGTAAACCCTGTAGTGCTGTATAAATCAAAACCTAGCAGTAATACACTATTTGCAATACTTGCAGCAAGAAGCACTGCGTATGGGCCGCTGCCCCAGTTGAACGGATCATCTGCTTTGTATGCTCCTTTGTAAGGAAGCGCAGGTACACTGTAAACTTTAAATCTGTCAGCCCAATCTGATCTAGTATAAACTACTCTATCTATATCTGCACCTGCTGCTTGAGCTTCTTTTACCATACTTCTATCAACACACACTAGATATTCTGTATAGTAATCTCTAAAAATAGCATTACAGCCTATCTTAGGTCCGGCTAATTTATTAAGATTTATACTTTTTCTAGATTCGCCGTTGCCTATCACTATCATACTGATATTTACATAAATATGTAAAACAACCTTACTTAGGAACAAAAATGGCAGCGTTTTATGATATTTTTAGACAGATAGTACTTCAGCCTAATGATATTTCTCTACAAGCAGACAGTGTTAATGATACACTTACAATAAGTTCTGCTAATGGAGTATCATTCACTGGAGATGTGTCGACAGATAGTTTTACTATTGATGTGAACTATCAACTATATGTTCCTATTGGAAGTACAGCAATAACTCTGCAAGATATAAATTCTAACTCTACAGAAATTAAAATTACAGCAGGACAAAATATAAATGTCAGCAGAGTCGGCGACGATGAATTAGTCATCAGTGGTATATTCGGTGGCATAGCAAAAAATATTGTTAATGCTACACAAACCAATCCTGTAGTAATCACAACTAGCACAAATCATGATTTTACCAGTGCAGTTTTTATTACTATAGAAATAGTCACAGGTATGACACAGCTAAACAACAATAGCTATTATATTGATGTATTGTCACCAAACACTTTTGCACTATATACTGACGGTGGGCTTACATCACCTTTAGATGGTACTGGTTTTAGTGCGTACTCTGGACCTAGTGGCACTGCAACAGCATATTTTTTTACAACTGGCACGTACTATACTGACAGTAGAGAAACAGCAATTAGAGCAGATATTGAACCTGTATTAGCAACAGCAATTCAACCAGGAGATCTTTTTGTCGGAGACTTAAAAGGCAGTGTATTTGGAGACGACAGTACAGTATTAGTAGATGGTGTAAACAACAGTATCAACCTAGATGGCACTGTCAGTGGTAATATTATACCAGATACAGACGAAGCTTATGATATAGGTTCTCCTACAAAAAAATTCCGTGATTTATACTTGAGTGGCACAACCATATATTTAGGTACTACTCCGTTGAGTGTGGTCAATGGAACATTTTTAGTAGGCGGTGTAGCATTAGGTGCTGGCAGCCTAGAAGGAGATGTAAAAGGTTCAGTATTTGGTGACGACAGCGCTCTACTAGTAGATGGTGTAAACAGTAGATTGATTACTAGTAATTTAAGCCAAGACGGAGCAGCCGACGGCCAAATTTTAACATGGAATAGTAGTTCTAATTCTTGGGTACCTGGTGCATCAAACACCTTTGATGGTCAGTTTAGTAGTTTAAGTAACGTGCCCACAACTGTAGCAGGTTATGGTATAACTGATGCATATTCTCATATTGACATTACTAATACCAACGGGCTTACTACAACATATTACTTAACTTTTGTTGATAGTTTATTGCCGCAGCAAGTGTTAAGAGCAGATGTTGATTTACAATACAGAACAGATACTAATACACTAACTGCCAGTGTGTTTGAAGGTAATTTAGTAGGTGACGTTAAAGGTAGTGTATTTGGTGACGACAGCACATTACTAATAGATAGTGTAAATTCCTCAATACCTGCATCAGTTGTTCAAGGTACATTTACTGGAAATGTAATAGGTGATTTACTAGGCAATGTTACAGGTGATTTATTAGGTAATGTTACTGGAAATGTTACTGGTAACTTATTAGGCAATGTTACAGGTAACGTAGTAGGTGACGTTAAAGGTAGTGTATTTGGTGACGACAGCACATTACTAATAGATAGTGTAAATTCCTCAATACCTGCATCAGTTGTTCAAGGTACATTTACTGGAAATGTAATAGGTGATTTACTAGGCAATGTTACTGGGAACGTAGTTGGTAATCTAACTGGTAATGTTACAGGTGACATTACTGGAAATGTTACAGGTAATTTAGTAGGTGACGTTAAAGGTAGTGTATTTGGTGACGACAGCACATTACTGATAGATAGTATAAACAGTTTAGTTGTTGGAACGGTTGTAGGACCATTAGATGTCGTTGACCCTATTATAACAGGGCAAATATCTAGTAGTGATTCTAGTCCAATAGTTATTGTGCCTGTTGTAGAAATGCGTTCAGATTTAAATGTAGACAACGGTATATTCATACAAAGTCAACCTGTTGCAACTGAACAGTTTGTGAGAGACGCTCTAACTTCTGCTGCACTTATTAATCCATCTGCACCTAACACAGTATTATCAATCACAAACATACTAGATGAATTTTTAGATGTTGCTAGAGCAGTATGGTTAGTAGATGATTCTCAAGCCAGTCAAACTGACAATTTGTATGCTGATGGTGTTGCACAAACAGCATTAGATGATGCAAAGGCGTATACAGACGCTGAAATCATTAATTTAATTGATGGTGCTCCTACCGACTTAAACACTTTAGATAAACTTGCATTTGCTATCAATAATGATCCTTTATTTTATCAAAGCATAAGTAGCGGAGCTAGTTTAACATCTTTTAGCGTATCTACAGGCAGTGCATCAGGAGGCGGTAGTCTAAGTTATAACAACACTAATGGCGTGTTTACTTTTGCTCCTCCAGATTTAAGTTCATATTTGACCGGTATTGGTTCATTAAGTATTAATGCACTATCAGACGTCGATACATTAACTACAGCACCTACTAATGGTCAAGCACTAGTATGGAGCGGAACAACTTGGGTGCCTGGTAGTGTTGCAGCCCCAGGAGGCGGCGGCTCTACAACTTTTGTTGGGCTTACTGATACCCCTAGCACATTTACAGGCAATGGAGATTATTTTGTCAAAGTTAATAGTGCTGCAACTGCTTTAGTTTTTACAGCTGATCCTGGATATTTGACAGGTAGTAGCAGTATCGATGCGCTTAATGATGTAGACACAGCTACGGTTGCTCCTCAAAATGGACAAGGATTAGTTTGGAATGGAACCAAATGGGTTCCTTCTGCTATACCTAGTTTAGGTTCGTTCTCCGTAACTACAAGTACTGCAAGTGGCGGCGGGAGTTTAAGTTATAATACTGGCACTGGCGTGTTTACGTTTGTACCTGCAGATTTAACTGGAGCAACAACACTGTCATCCTTCAGTGTATCATCTGCTACTGCTAGCGGAAGTGGAAGTTTATCCTATAACAATACAACAGGTGCATTTACATTTACTCCTCCAGATTTAAGTGGTTTTGTTACATCATCAAGTGCAGTTACTTTGTCGTCATTCAGTACATCAACTGGTACTGCAAGTGGTGGTGGTAGTTTAAGCTATAACAATACCACTGGTGCATTTACATTTGTTCCTGCAGATGTATCGAGTTTTGTAAGTCGATCAGCATTTAGTGTGTCATCTGGTACTGCAAGTGGTGGCGGCAGTTTAAGTTACAATAATACCACTGGGGTGTTCAGTTTTGCTCCTGCAGACGTATCAAGCTTTGTAAGTCTTTCAGCATTGAGTGTAACTACAGGTACTGCAAGTGGTGGTGGTAGTTTAAGCTATAATAATACCACTGGGGTGTTCAGTTTTGCTCCTGCAGAGCCTGCACAATTAGGTAATTTTGTATTTACTGGTTCTAACATAGATACAGACGATTCGAGTGAAATTATAGTTACTCCACAAACTAGATTTAGCAGTGATGTAATTACCGAAAATGAATTTAAAGGCGATATTAATTGGAGTTATGTTACTAATACTCCAACGCTGCTGGCAGGGTATGGTATACAAATAGGTGATCCTTTACTGACCTCTGTTACTTTGACTGCTAGTACTGCTTTAACAAGTGCTATTTCAACATTAACAACTCAAATTACAACAGGCGATTCTAACGTAACTGCGTTGATTCCTACAGATTTAAGCGATTTAACAGATACTACTGGTTTATTATTTGACGAAGCTAATGTTAATGCAGATTTATTACCAGAACCTACAGCAACACATAGTTTAGGATCGCTAACCAAAAGATGGCTCAAGGTATGGACTCAAGAATTATCACTAGGTCAAAAAAGTATAACTGTAAGTGGTACTGCACCCAATGAGATTATAAATTTACCGTCTGGTACTACACTAGATGGCAACACAATTGTCACCAGCGCCAGTGCAGTAACATTGAGTAGTTTTAGCGTATCTACAGGTAGTGCAAGCGGTGGTGGTAGTTTAAGCTACAATAATACAACAGGTGCATTTAGTTTTGCTCCTGCAGATTTATCAACTTTTACAACTCGTTCATCATTTAGTGTTAGTACAGCTACAGCCAGCGGCGGCGGAGCATTAAGTTATAACAATACCACTGGTGTTTTTACATTTACACCGTCAGCTGGTATTGCTTTAACTAGTTTGAGTGTATCAACTGCTGCTGCCAGTAGTGGTGGCGCATTAAGTTATAACAATACCACTGGTGCATTTACATTTACTCCTCCTGATTTGACCAGTTTTGCAACTCGTTCATCATTTAGTGTGTCAACTGCTACAGCTAGTGGCGACGGAAGTTTAGCATATAATAATTCAACAGGAGTGTTTACATTTACACCGCCTGCACTTGGTAGTTATGTTACCACAGGCACAGCTCAAAACATTACTGGTGCCAAGACATTTACTACAAACAATCTAAGAATGAATGACAACATAGAACTAGAAATAGGTTCTGGTGCCGATATGGAAATTTATCATAACGGAACAGACAACTATATAGATTTAAATGTTGGTAATTTATTGATGAGAGATACCACTACATCTAGATTTAGTTTTGCTAGAACTACAGGTGATTTTATTGCAACCGGCGATGTTACTGCTTATGGTACAATATCTGATATTAGACAAAAAGAAAATCTAGTAAAAATCGATAATGCTTTGGAAAAAGTCTTAAAATTAAATGGGTATACATTTAACTATATAGGTAATGATCAGAGAATCACAGGTGTTGTAGCTCAAGAAGTACTAGAAGTACTACCAGAAGCAGTTTATACAACTAAGAAACTAGACACTGATGAAGAAATATATGCTGTTAGACACGGTAACATGGTAGGTTTGTTGATAGAAACAATCAAAGAACTGTCAGCAAAAATTACAGAGTTAGAAAAACGTTTATCTTAAGGATCTACTACTGTAACTGCTATAGAACTTGCTCCGTTATTTAGGCTTAAAACAAAAGATTCGCTAGCTGTTTCGATTACTCTTATATAGCTAGCGCGAGCATCATTAAAGAATGCAGATAAATCCCAAGTTCTAACAAATGTAGCACTAGAAAGTGACCAAGCAGTGCTTAGTTCGTAATAGTGTATTTTTGCACTGTTGGTGCCATTACCATCCGTAACATACATTCTTGTTCCTGCATCGTTAACAAATACGTCTGTAGGGAAAGAACCAACAGGTGTTAGTATAGTTGTATTTAAGGTCCATAAATCTGCTCTAAAAGCAGTGCCGGTATATTCAGCAATTGTTCTACTAGGACTTAAAGTACTTATAAATGCTCGTGTTCCGTCTGGTTTTACAGAAATACCCGTGGGCAGAGTAATACCACCATTGGTACCTATATTAAGAGTTCTTGTAGGTAAACCTGGAGTCATAGGATTCCACGCTGATATAGTATCTTGTAGGATAGTTTGCGCGGTTCTATCAACCTCAAATAAAGTTGTACCTGCTGATGATATCCACATACCTTGATGATTACTTCCTGAAGAACCATACGGAGCTGTTGTACGATTGCCAGCACTGCTTACATCCCAAGGAGTAAACATTGTATATCTAGCAAACTGATCATCATTAGGGTCCTGTAACCAAAGTGTAGTACCGTCATTTCTAAAATACATGCCTGCCGCAGTGTCATTTGTAGTAAGCTGTCGGACATATGCAGTTACTGATAGATCATTGCTTACTGTAAATTCCTTAACATATTGACCATTTGATGTTTGTCCTAATACATAAGCAGTTGAGCTTGTGTCCGTGTTAACACTAGTGTTTACTGTTAGACTAGCAGTATTGTTTTGTACAGTGAATGACCCTGTCAACGGAACATCAATATCAGCTGTATCAACTCCTGTTATACTGTAAGGCAGCACTGTTCCATTGGCAACATTAGTTGTTGTAAGAGTAATAAGAAAACTGTTTCCTTCTGTGACCGAAGATGTACTTCTTGCAAGACTGTAAGTAGGAGTTAGAGATGTATCTGCTACAGTAACAGTTGAACTAGTAGCAACTATTGTTCCCGAAACAGAATTGACTCTTATTGATAGCGTAAAAGAGTCAATGCCATCGGTGTTTGCATCGTTGGCTAAAGTTAAACTGACTGTGCCTACGTTGCTGACAATTGAGACTGAACCACCACTTAGCACATTAGAAGGTGAACTAAAATCACCGTTTGTAATAGTTCCAGAAACAGTTGACAGTGTCCAATATAATGTACCAGAGCCAAAATCAGTTGTGTTAACTGTGAATGTTACTGTATTGCCTTCGTTAATGTTAGTACTGTTTGGCAATACACTAAAAGTAGCTTTACTACTTCCTCTAAAAGTAGATATGCTTATAGTGCCAGTTGTTGAAATTAGTGTATTTAGAGCAGTGTCGGGAACACTACCTCCACTTTTGTAGTATTCACTAATACTAATAGGCTCAACGCCACCAAATTCAGTTTGTAAAGTAGATAAAGATACTGAACCAGTTGTGGGAATAGACATTATGATAAACCTTATTTTAAGTATTTATTGCTTAAATCTACTTCTTGTCTTGTATATCTTTTTTAATAAAGGCAATGTTATCTTTTACAATTTCAAACTTTTGACTGACTCGTTCTAGTATTTCTACTAAAGATTTGATTTTAAACAGTGCCCACCACCACCAAAAAACACTAACAGTAAAAAAAGTCACTGCTCCTACAACAATACTTTTATTATAAAGTGTTTCCCAACCTATAAAATGTATGAATCCTATGCTTGACAAAGCTACAAAAGGCAGTGTCCATGCAGCATACGCCCACCATTTAATTTCTCTAGAAGTTTTTTTATTAAAGTCTTTATCTGGCACTAGGGCCTCCTTCTTCTACAAAAATATTTATAGTAGTAGAAGCTGTAATTTTATACTAGTTTATGATCCGATTTGACCAAAAGGTTTCCACGTGCCTGGTGTGCCTTCTCTAACACATACCCATCCCATATATCCTGTAGGTTGTGGATTAGCATTCCATACTACATCGCCTTGACGATATGAACCCACTGTAGGAATTGAGTCGCCCGTTTCAAAACGTTTGTTTTGTACTTGTATAGGCCCGTCAACTGCTAAACTGACGCCTTCGGGAACATTGTTGACGTTAACACCTAACTGCCCAAATACGCTTACTCGTGTAGGCTTACCGTCTTTGTTGCCTAAATGTATATTTCCTGTAGCAGTAACAGTAAGTCTAGTAGTATCATCGGTGATAAATGCTAGATCAGATGTGGTCCACGCACCTAGTTTTATCAGTCTAGGTTCAGTGTTAACAACAAACTCAGCGTCTAGTGTAGCAACACTCAACTTACCGTTGGGATTTTCTGTACCAATACCTAGAGCTTCTAGTGTGCTATTGTAGTAGATATAATCATCTATTACTAGATCGCCCTGTGTTCTTAGATTCTGTAGTGTTCCTACTTTAGTTAACTCACTGTGTCGTATGCTTGATCCTAAGCTATCTGCTGTAAGAACAACACGGTTGCCAATATTGTAGCTCTTGCCTTCTTGCAGATCTATAGTTTCTGATGTCCATATGCGATCCGGATTAGCACGATAAGTAAACTGACGAGTAGGACCGTCGCCCTTCCACTGTAGACCCTTACCGTAGATACCTTTTTCGTCGGCTAGAAACTCTAAAGGTCCTGTTCTTTCGTTTCTTACGTCCGCAGTAAGTTCATCAACGTGTAGTTTTTTAGCAGTAATAGAACCGTTAACGTTTAGATCGCCATTGACAGCTACTGGACCTTGTACAGTTTTTATAGTAATGTTGTCAACGTGTAGTCCTAGATCATTTATTAAAACCTTGAGACGTGTAGCTTCGTCCTTAATACCTACACTGCTGAATTTAGTTATTTTTCCGCCGTGTACTTTATCGCCACTGATACTGTTGTTTAGAGGTTCTGGTATTTCAATAGGCATAGTGGCGATAGTTTCTATCGCCTCATGTACCTTGTTTAAACCCTGTTGTAAGTCTGCTAATACATCGTTAATGTGTTTCATACAGTATTTATCATGATACCTTTAGAAGCACGGTATCAGGATTAAGACGACCGTTCATTTTAGTTTCTGTAGTAGGAATTTCTTCCAAAAACTTTCGAAGTGCAACCTTACCAGCTGCCTTAAACGCTTTGAGCTGTTCTTCGGGCTTGCGCAGTGTTTTCTGAACACTTAGATTTTCGTCAAATCCTTCGATGCTAGTACCTTTAACACTAAGACCTGTTCCAGTCCGAGCCATACCTTTTGGATCAATATTTGACGCAACATATTTGCCCAACTTACGTGTCTTAATGTTGAATACCCATAGCTCATTAGCGCCAACAATATCTACAGGGTTGATTGACGTCAGCTTGTATTTGTCATCAATCTTGAGATACTTGGCTTTGGTTACTTGCTTGTCTGCGCTCTTGGGTTTTGCCACACGAGGCTTACGAGTAGCTTTGCTTTGCTCAATAACAAACTCCAATGCAGAAAGCAGACCTTCGATAGCTTGTGTATACTTGGCGATATCTGTTTTACGCAGATGACCGTATCCTTCTTTGAGTTGTGCCCAAAGATCAGCCTCACGCTCGCTCATCTTTTTAAGTTGCCCTTGAGTGGGCATACGCTCGAGATCACGGAAGTCGTCTAGTTCATGTTCATAAAAGTTCTTGAGTCTGCGAGCGTGTGCCTGCGTTACCCCAGTACGGGCAAAGTGTCCCTTAAAATCAAAACCAGTAGGATCAAATCCATCTTTGTCTACAACAAAACCTTCCAGCCACTCTTCGATAGCTTCTGTTTGTGCTTCGGCTTGTTCTTTAATACGCTCCTGAATAGTAGGAACATATACGTTCTTTTTAGCAGTTTCTTCTGCTTGCTTTTCTACAGCCAGTGCAGCACCTTCTGCTGCCAACTGTTCTACCCATTTTACAATGCCAGTTTTGTAGCTATCGGGCACAATGTCTGGATTTGCACTCAGCATAAACGCTGTACATGCCCAATGACTGTAGTTGTTAATTTTCCAGTCAGGCAGCTTGTTAACTGCTGCTACAATCTTACGATCATAGTTGTTGCGAATGTAGTCTTTGACTTTATCACCCCATTCATTGCTCTCAATTTCGTAATGAACAAAATGTTTAGCTTTAAACCAATTGTTCGTAGGAGCAAGTGCAAAACGATTCACACCTCTACGAGTAGCACGAACTGTTTTCTTTTTGGGTTTAGCAGGAGTTTTAGCGGCACGAGCCATAGGATGATCCTCTGTTATACTTCTATAACACTATATAGCTCTTGTGTAAGATTGTCAACCGTATTTGAGTCTGTAGTAAGTTTCTTTTTTAGGGTCTAACTCAAACTGAAAATCAACTATATATTGATATGTGTCAGCTTTGAAATGTTTTACGCTTGTAACGTTTGTAGCATTTTCTAACAAATAAGTCAACCACGGCATGCCTCGATATTGTTGTAAGAACATGCTAATATCGTTACTGTTTTTAGCATCGTAGAAAGGGTCAACTGTAAATGGTATTTTAATCATAGTGACTGTCTACCATTGCCAGTATTGTTTGATACTTTTCATAAGCAATTTTTGCCGCAGGATTAGTGTTACGAATACGCATTTCTCTTTCGTGACAGTCAACAATCGATTTAGCATAACCAGCATAATGATTAGTATCTCTCCAGTTTAGTTGTTCCTCCCAGTATTTTTCCATGCCAATCAGTGTTTCAAAGTCACGCTTGGGCATGTCAATTTGAACACTGGGTTCGTATTCGAAATCGAGATCAAACGGTTCGTAATTAGGAGTTAGAGAGTCCATGCTCATACGTTTAGGTACAGCATAGCGTCTATTCCCGGGTTGTATGTGAGCACGATATTTGTCTTTAAAATGTTTTAGTTCGTCATCCATCAATCTTTGTTCCGTATTTCATAGCAAACAAGCTACCGTGTTTAGTTTCGTTAGGTACAAAGAAAACATCGTGGTAGTTTTCATAACTCGGTACAGATTTACCACGGCTATCTACTACAGGCACTTCTTCAAAGTAAAGTTTTTTTACTGCTTTACGAGCAAGAGCAGTGTCAATGCCCAATACTGCAATGGCGGCAAACGGGCTAGACTCCGGCGGAGGGTGTCCAATATGTCCCATAATTCTACCAAGTTTGTAGATCACATTTTTTCTCCAGGTGCAAATCCACGGAATGTTTTGAAACGTGGGAAGCGTAGGCTGTAGGTACCGTCTTGATTCTGCGTTACAGCATCAGCACGAACTTCCACCAACTGACCAATAAGATCATTGCGAGCAGTCCAAAAACTGGATCTGTCAGCATCCGTAAAGCCACTGCCAACATTAACCCTAATATCTTTCCCGTCATCCTGCCCAGCGCATACCAAAGCCCCGAGTCTTCCTTCATTACGTCCAGTTCCTTCTTCGACGGCAATCACCTCAAGAGTAACTTCAATAAACGGTTTAGCTTTGAGCCAGCTGTGACTGCGCTTACATTCATAAGGTGCGTCTACGTCTTTGATCATCACACCTTCATACCCACCGTCTACAGCCGCCTTATTAAGTGCTACAAAGCGGTTTTCACCTTCTGATGTATCCAAGTCTACAGTTTCCCACTCCAGTGCTGTAACGTGCTCTAAGACCTCCTTGTGTTCCTCTACCCAAGCCTTAGTAATAGCACTGCGGAAACTTTGCGGCTTATCCCAACAGCCTGCCTGAAAGCTGTCTAGAGGAATAGTATCAAACAAGTGTAGCACTGCGTCTGAATTTTGAACAGTTTCTTTACGATGAATCTGCTTCATCAAATCTTGAAAACTAGCACTCATAACTTCACCATCCAGTACTAAAGGATAAGGCACAGGATGATTTTTGATTACAGTTTCAATCTCTTGAATAATATGTCCAAAGTTAAAAAATTGTTTGCCATTGCGACTAAACATTTCTACCTTGTTGCCTTGAATAACTGTAAGCACACGAACGCCGTCGAGCTTGATTTCAATCTGCTTAGAGCCACGCATCTTCTTTTCGTGGTTGGCGCTGTCGTGAGCTAACATACATTCAAATACAGGAACACAGTCTGGCACTACCTTATTAACAGTCTTTTCACTTACACCGCAGCGTAGATCTTTGATAAGGATACGGCGATACCAATCATTCCATTGACACTGTGTAGCAACTGCCATTGCCAGCTGTATGGCGTCACGAGCAGCGTGACCTGTTAGTTCACGATCACGCAGTTTGTCAGCTAGCTCAACAAATACTGTCCATGCAAGTCCTTGGCCGTCATTTGCATCTTTTGTAGGAACCTGCTTTACACCAAATGTCACCAGTGGATCTAGTGCCATACGTAGCCCTTCAAAGAACTCTGGCAAGCCTTCATCGGCAGCGACCTTGAGAATTGCTTCTTTGTCTAGTCGGCTGTTGTGTTCTTCAAGATTGCGAATAATTACGTCAGGTTGCGTTCGCATTACATTTCTCCCCAGTATTCTAAAACTGCTTGAAAGTGTTCTTTAAGTTTAACATTGCGTTCATAGTCGTCAGGATGTCCTTTTTGATGTAAGACAAAATTATCCATATCTTCTACAACACTGTTGTAATGCCATTTGATAGCATACACAGCCATACGATCGATCAGTTCACTGTTGACAGTGAAGTTTTCGGGTATGTCAAATTTTCTTTTCATTGGTGCAGACTCCATTGCCGCATATATTCCAGTTCCGCTTCAGTGTAAGCAAACACCCACATGCAGGTAACTTCACTGCGAGTGAAAACTTCACCGTAGTAGTTGCGGTATGGATATGTAGGATCTGTAGTAAATCCCCAGTGTGTAACATTCATTGAGATCTTACCAAATGTATCCAGTGGTTCATGCAGTACTAGCGTGGTACCAAAGTGCCTATCTTCACGCCATGCTACCACAGCATCTGCAATTTCTTTGCTGATTGCAGCTTCGGGATCATCAAACATAAACATATCAAAGTCTGCTTGTGCGTGAGCAGCCTGTGCCATAGCTTTGCCTGGGTTCATATCCCACAGGTCACGCCGCATAACGATGTAAAATTTAGGTTCCATTATTTAATCCTTAGTTCTTCGATATTTACTGGAGTATAGTCTGTAACTTCTACGCTTACATTGCGATACGGACCTTCCGGACTAGGGTTCTGATGAATGTGTCCGTGTACATTTAACAGTACCTGCACATCAGGATCGTTGGGCGGACCTCGACGTAGACTGCTAGCATGTAGCGGCACGTGGCTCAGCATCAATCCAAATTCCGGAAACATACGCCACATACTGACTTTTTTAAAGAAGCCGCCGCTGGCAAGAAAAGGGACATCGTCGTGATTACCAACAATCAGCCTTTTACTACCATTCAGTCGTGGCCAGTTCTTTTTGAACCATTCTCTGTCGCCCATTACAACGTCGCCTAGATGATACACAATGTCACCTGGCTTGACAACACTGTTCCAACGTTCGATCATGTGTTCGTCCATGGCACCTACGTCAGCAAACTGAGGACGAATTAAAGCACCTGTAGTGCTGTCTGTAAACTTTAGAATATTAGCATGTCTAAAGTGTGTGTCCGATGTAACCCAAATATCTTTCATATCTTGTCCTCTAGTTCTATAGCAGTATACAGCACGGTACTGTTTTAGTCAAGAGAAAAGGCACATGCATTTCTGCATGTGCCTTGAATGGTGCTCCTGGAGAGATTCGAACTCCCGACCAATGGTTTCGAAGACCACCGCTCTTCCACTGAGCTACAGAAGCATGGCCTGCCTGGCAGGAGTCGAACCCACAACCTAGGGAGTAGAAATCCCTGGCTCTTCCAGTTGAGCTACAGACAGATAGAATGGTGCCTAGGGACGGGATCGAACCGCCGACACGCGGATTTTCAGTCCGCTGCTCCACCAACTGAGCTACCTAGGCTTAATTTCTGACAACTAACAAAGTGCAAAGGGACTCGAACCCCTGTCTCCGACTGCACGCCGGCGTCCTATCCTCTAGACGATACACACAATTATCGCAGCACTTTTCTACGCTCCGGCAAGAACATCGAAGTTACTGCAACAAAAGGTCAGTTGCCAAGGCAGTTGCCGCTGCCTATTCTAATTTCTGGGCATCTCCAATTGGGACTCTTACCCCTGCATCTGAGCTGTGACTCAGACCGTGTTTCCCGATACGCCGAGTGGCCCTAAGGCGTATGCAGTATTCTCATTGTAGTAGATGTCGACCTCTTCTACAACGTTTTATTGGCACTCCCGAAGGGACTCGAACCCCTAACAATCGCCTTCGTAGGGCGGCGCTCTTCCAGTTGAGCTACGGAAGTATTTTTGGTACCGATTTCTGGATTCGAACCAGACCTAAAAGATCCACAATCTTTCGTGCTGACCGCTAACACTAAATCGGCATTGTTTTGGTTGCCCCTACTAGATTTGAACTAGTGACCTATCCCTTATCAGGGGATTGCTCTACCACTGAGCTAAGAGGCAATATTTATTGTTTAGAAGATACACTAGCAGGATCCTCCCCTGCGTAGCCCCGTCAACAGGGCAACTTAGTCTCATCGTAGCATACGCCACTTCTAGTTCATAGTGTATCATCAAAACAATGGTGGACCGGGTGGGATTCGAACCCACGTACTCCGATTAAAAGTCGGGTGCTAAAACCACCTCAGCTACCGGTCCACGTTTCGTTTGTCGCTTTCTTCTTTGTTACGTTTTCGTTTCATTTTACTTTCCTTTGTTTATGGTGGGGGAGGATGGATTTGCACCAACTCACCTTTTCAAGAACGGTTTTACAGACCGCCGCGACTCTCTAACTTCGCCGCTCCCCCTTGTTTGTTGTATGCCACAAGCCCACCTGTTATCCTCAAGTCGTTTCCGCATACTCTACACAGGTTGCCGG